ATGACCAAGAAAGAATGATGTATAGAGGATTAGATGGGGTACTATTAGATACTAAAGAAAAACATTTAGAATATTATGAAAATTGTAAAACTAAATACACCTTTTAATTAGTGTTTTACATTAAACAAGAAAAGGTGAGGAATCGCCTTTTTTTGTTCTAGAAATAACAAAAAAATAAATTATTATGAAAAATGGCTAAGAAACCAACAAAACAACCGATTGAAAAAAAAGAATTTGATTTAGAAGACTTTAAAAAAACACAAGGTCTTGATTTCACGGTTAAAGAAAAAGAATTAGCATGGATTCCACTTTCAGAAGCGTTCCATGATGCTGTTAAAGTACCAGGAATTCCAATTGGGTATTTTACAAGTTTTAGAGGATATTCAAATACTGGTAAGTCAACTGCAATTTATGAAGGTGTTGCTGGGTGTCAAAAAATAGGTATTTTACCTATTATCTATGAAACAGAAGGTAATTGGAATTGGAATCATGCAAAAAATATTGGTGTAGAGTTTGAAGAATATGTTGATGAAGAAACAGGTGAAGTAAATTATCGTGGTAACTTTATATTCTTACAAGGTGCAGACTTAGTTAGAATGTATGCATGTTATGACCACCAACACAGTAAAATGGGTACCAAACCATTAAGATATGAGCCAGTTGTTGAAGATATTTCATTTCATATGCATACAATATTAGATGCACAACAAGAAGGTAAGTTACCAAGAAACGTTTGTTTTTTCTGGGACTCAGTAGGTTCAATAAATTGTTTTAAGGGTTCTGTTTCAAAAACCACAAACAATCAATGGACAGCTGGTGCTTTGGCAACATGTTTTAAATCACTTATCAACTATCGTATCCCAGCGTCAAGAAGAGAAGATTCTGATTATACAGCTACTTTTGCAGTTGTTCAACAAATTTGGTTGGATAACGAAAACAAAGTTATCAAACACAAAGGCGGTGAAGCGTTCTTTTATTCACCAAGACTTATATTCCATTTTGGTGGTATATTGACACACAGTACTGAAAAACTTAAAGCTACTTTGGGTGGCGAAGAATTTCAGTTCGGTGTTGAAACCAGAATCAGATGTGAAAAGAACCAAGTGAATGGTATTGAGCAAAAAGGTAAGATTGCTTCTACACCACACGGTTATTGGAACCCAGATAAAATCAATGACTACAAAGAAGAACACAAAGATTTTATCAAAGCTCATCTAAATACTGAATATGATGATTTCATTATTGAAAAAGAAGAAATCGGAATGAGCAGAGAAGATATGATGGCGTAACCTATTGTTTAACCTTTTAAACGTGAATACGTGAACAAACGACCACCTCGTAATGGTGAAATATTAATAAAACAACAAAACACACTTTTGGTAGACGGAAATGCCCTATTTAAGGTAGGGTATTTCGGTGCCAAAAACGAATATAACCATCATGGACAACACATAGGTGGGTTGTATTCTTTTCTAACTATACTTCGTAAGATTCTAACTGAAGATTTATATCACAGAGTTTATGTATTCTGGGATGGTAACTTTAGTGGAAAGCTACGCTACGAAATCTACGAACCATACAAAAGTGGTCGTGGTAAAAACTACATCACTGGCACCCAACCAGACGACCTTGACGAATTAAAGCAACGTAAGATGGTTTGGGATTATTTAAGCGAAATGTACGTAAGACAACTCAAGCATGAGGTCATTGAAAGTGATGACTTTATAGCTTGCTATTGTCAAAACAAAAAAGATAACGAAAAAATTACGATTGTATCTACTGACCGTGATTTTTTACAGCTGTTATCCAAAGACATACGAATTTATTTCTTGGATTTAAAAGAATATGTTGATTTATCCAATTATTCTTCGTACTTTTGCTTTAATCAAGGAAACTCTGTGCTAATGAAAACCATGATTGGTGATACCAGCGATAGCATCAAAGGTATAAAAGGTTTAGGTGAATCAACTTTGATATCACTGTTCCCAGAGTTAAAAGAAAGAAAAGTAACCTTAAATGAAATTATAGAAGATGCGAAAAAACAACAATTAGAACGAATTGAAAACAAAAAGAAACCTCTTAAGATATTAGATAATATCATAAACAAGGTTACTGATGGTGTACAAAAAGAAAAGATTTATGAAATCAACGAACAACTTGTAAACCTAAGCAAACCAATGGTCACCGAAGATGGACTAAGAGAGTTAAAACATTTGATGGAAGGCACCCTTGACTCATCGGGTAGAGAGCTTAAAAATGTTTTTGGTATGATGAAAAGAGATGGGTTAGACAGGACACTTGGAGAGACAAGATTCAACGATTTCTTGATACCATTCAAGAAACTTATCGACAGAGAAAATATTTTTTAACAAATCAAACAAACAAAAATGACAAACACTACGTCAAACAAACCAACAACATTTGAACCAAAAAAAATCGAAGAACAACGTTTTGAGTTCATATTGTACATCAACAACAAAATCATTTGTCAACGATATTTTAATATCCGTGACTTCAATGAAGATTCCGTTTCATCCTTGGAAATGAAAGAATTAATGGATTCTATTTGTGGAATGAACAACGGCCAATATGGTGGAATGGGTATCATACCCAAACACTTAAAAAACAAGGCGATTGATTATTTATGGGCATATTATAACCCATATAATACCAATCCAGACCAAAATCCAAGAAATATTTTTGAGCGAATTGACGATTTTCAGTTCGAAATAAAAATAGACAAGAAAATGGTGGCAAAATCAATGTTTTCTGGCAATTTCTTCCCACCAAAGGTTAGATATGCCGTTGACATCAAAGAAATTATCCCATCAATTATGGGCGAAATTCGCTACTTTTTAAGCCAAAATAAATATACAAAAGTGGTAGCCTAACCTACCACTTTTAGATATTTATAATAACACGTGTTTTTAAATGAATATTATTAAATGACAAAAATAAACAAAGATAACTTAGGGTATTTAGGTGATGATTATCAAATAAGATTGATGGCACAACTTTTAACGGATTCTCGTTTCGCCAACTCGATTATTGATATCATAGACCCTAACTATTTTTTTGACCCTTATATGAGGGTTATAGCTGCGGTAATAAAAGATGCCCACCAAAAAGATGATATAGTCCCAGATATGGGTAGTATCGAATTTAGGCTCTTGGAAGACGTTAAAGATGAAGTACAACAAAAATTTGTAATAAAACAGCTTTCAAAGATTAAAAACGCTAGCTTGCATGACACTTTAAAAGTGCAAGATATTGCGATGAAGTTCTGTAAACAACAAGAACTAAAAAAATCCATAAAACAAATCCAAAAAATCATTGATACTGGTGATATCGAAAGATATGATGAGTGCGAAGAAATCTTGAAAAAAGCCATGGAACATGGTGATAACAAAGATGATGGTATGGATGTTTTTGATAACATCAAAGATGTGCTGATTGATGATTTTAGAAGACCAATCAGAACTGGTATAAACGGTTTGGATGAATACATGGATGGTGGTTTATCCAAAGGTGAATTGGGGGTTATATTAGCACCTTTTGGTGTTGGTAAAACAACCATGATTACCAAACTAGCGAACACCGCTATGAATGATGGTTATAAAGTTTTACAAATATTTTTTGAAGATAACCCAAAGGTTATTCAAAGAAAACACTTGGCTTGTTGGACTGGTATTGAGTTGAACAATTTATCTATACACAAAGATGAAGTAATTGATTTGTGTCGTGATAAACAAATCAAATCAAAAGAAGGCAAGGGGCTCATCAAGTTGAAAAAATTCCCTAGCGATGGTACTACTATTCCTATGATTAGACAGTACATCAGAAAGCTTATAGCACAAGGTTTCAGACCAGATATGGTATTGTTGGATTATATTGATGTTATCCAACCTTCAAAGAATTTCGATGACGTGTATGCTGGTGAAGGCAATGTAATGAGACAATTCGAATCAATGCTTGTTGAATTCGACCTAGTTGGATGGACAGCTGTACAAGGTAATAGAAGTTCAATTGGTGCCAACGTAGTTGAAGCAAACCAAATGGGTGGTTCTATCAAGAAAGGACAAATAGGTCACTTTATTGTATCTATCGCAAAAACCCTTGACCAAAAAGAAAATGGAACGGCTACCATGGCTATTCTTAAATCACGTTTTGGTAAAGATGGTGTTGTATTTGAAGATATTACTTTCGATAACGCAAAGGTTCAAATTGATATGGGTCAAAGCAAAGGTGCTAGAACTAGAACTGAATTCAAACAAGACACGAAAGAAGCTGAACAACTTAGAGTCAACACTGTTCTAGATTCTATGAAGACTAGGAGAGAAGCACTTAACGGTGTTCAACCAAACAATTAAAAAATAAACAAAAACAATGTATTTAAAAAACAAAACATTAACAAAACGTTATTCAATTTTCCCAATCATCAACGATGATTTGTGGCAAATGTACAAAAAAGCTGAATCTCAAACTTGGGTTGCTGAAGAAATCGACTTGAGCAAAGATAAGTTCGATGACCTCAAAGATAATGAAAAAATTTATCTAAAAAACATCTTGGCTTTTTTCGCTATTTCTGATGGTTTGGTAATTGATAACTTAGCCACAAACTTTTTAAATGAAGTGGAGTTGCTTGAAGCACAATATTTCTACGGCCACCAAACCTTTATCGAACAAGTTCATGCCAACGGTTATTCATTATTGATTGATACCTACATCAAAAACTTGCATGAAAAAGATGAACTTTTTAACTCAATGGAAACCAATCAAGCGGTTGCCAAGAAAGCTGAATGGGCTGAAAACTGGATTCAACACCCTTCATTTGCACACAGATTGTTGGCATTTGCATGTGTTGAGGGTATTGCTTTTTCAAGTGTGTTCTCTGGTGTTTTTTGGTTTAGAAGCCGTAACAAGATGCCAGGTCTTGGTGCCATGAATGAGCTTATTCTTAGAGACGAAACTTTTCACTATGAATTTGCTTTGAATTTGTACAAGACATATTTGAAAGATGACTACAAGTTATCAAAAGAAGAAATCAGAAACATTGTTTTAAGTTGTTA